ACATTTAGATATGTACCATTAAATGGTGATATTGCTGGAACATGTGCAAGAACTGATGCAGAACAGTTCCCTTGGTTCTCACCAGCGGGTACTGCAAGAGGTGCAATCCTCAATTCAGTCAAACTTGTTTACAATCCTGGCAAAAAACAGAGAGATATTCTATATTCCAATAGAGTTAACCCTGTCATTCTTTCACCAGGTGCTGGCATTGTTCTCTTCGGAGACAAAACAGGATTTGGTAAATCATCGGCATTTGACCGAATCAACGTTCGTAGATTGTTCATTTTCCTTGAGGATGCTATATCAGCAGCTGCAAAGGATCAACTCTTTGAGTTCAATGATGAACTAACTAGAACAAACTTCGTAAATATTATTGAACCATTCTTAAGAGAGGTTCAATCCAACAGAGGTATATTTGACTTTGTTGTGATTTGCGATGAAACAAATAATACAGGAGCAGTCATTGACCGCAATGAATTTGTTGCTGACATCTTTATTAAACCAGCAAGATCAATCAACTTTATTGGTCTTACCTTCGTTGCCACCAGAACTGGTGTTGACTTTGAAGAAGTAATTGGTTCCGTTTAATTAACAGAGGTTTAAACAACTATGGCTAGAAATCAGGTAAATCCACCACCATTAAGGACGATTTCCGACTTTAAGAGTAAGTTGACAGGTGGCGGTGCTCGTGCTAATCTGTTTGAAGTAGTCCTCACATTTCCTGATGCTGCTACACCAACACAGGAAGTTCTTGACAAATCAAGGTTCTTGGTTAAAGGAGCAAGATTACCAGCATCAAACATTGCACAAATCGAAGTTCCTTTCCGAGGAAGGGTACTTAAAATCGCAGGTGATAGAACATTCGATTCTTGGACAGTCACAGTAATCAACGATACAGACTTCTCAATCAGGTCTGCATTTGAGAACTGGATGAATACAATTAACAAGTTAAATGATAACACTGGATTAGTTAATCCCGCTGCTTATCAATCTGACGCATTTGTATTCCAACTTGATCGTGATGGACAAAGTATCAGAAAATATCGTTTCTATGATACTTTCCCAACTCAAGTCGGTCCTATCGAATTATCATATGACGCTACAGGAATTCAAGAATTTACAGTTGAACTTCAGGTTCAGTACATTGAAATTCTGAAGGGAGATAGTCCCGTATCAGGCGGTGTGAACATCAGCTAAATAAACATATACAAAAAATCTTTATACTATGGCAAAACTTTTCGGTTTTTCTATTGAGGATTCACAAGATAAATCCACTTCAGTTATCAGCCCTGTTCCCAAAAATAATGAGGACGGGGTTGATAATTATATTGCGAGTGGTTTTTATGGTCAATACGTAGATATTGAAGGTGCATATCGTTCTGAACACGAATTAATTAAGAGATATAGAGAGATGGCATTACATCCAGAAGCGGATGGAGCTATCGAAGATGTTGTTAATGAAGCGATAGTCAGTGATTTATACGATTCTCCTGTTGAAGTTGAACTATCAAATTTAAATGCAAGTGAAAGTATAAAGAAAAAAATTAGAGAAGAGTTTAGATATATTAAAGAAACAATGGACTTTGATAAGAAGTCTCATGAAATTTTTCGTAATTGGTATATTGATGGTCGTTTATACTATCTTAAAGTAATTGATGAAAAGAATCCACAAGAGGGGATTAAGGATCTAAGATATATTGATCCAATGAAATTGAAATATATTCGTCAAGAGAAAAAAACTAACGGTAATAATTTAAATAATATACGAATAAATCAAAAAGACGATACTGTTCCAAATCCTCAGTTTGATGAGTATTACATCTATACAATGAAACCAAACTACCCAACTGGCATGATTGCACAGGCAGGTAAAGGTTCAACAAAGATTGCAAAAGACTCAATCACATATTGCACATCAGGTTTAGTAGATCGAAATAAAAATCGTGTTCTTTCATATCTTCATAAAGCAATCAAGGCACTGAATCAATTAAGAATGATTGAAGATAGTCTTGTAATTTACAGATTATCAAGAGCACCAGAAAGAAGAATATTTTATATTGATGTTGGTAATCTTCCAAAGATAAAGGCAGAACAATATCTTCGTGATGTTATGAATCGTTATCGTAACAAGTTAGTATATAATGCTGATACTGGAGAGATTCGTGATGACCGTAAATATATGGCGATGCTTGAAGATTTTTGGTTGCCAAGAAGAGAAGGTGGTCGGGGAACCGAAATTACAACTTTACCTGGCGGACAGAACTTAGGTGAACTTACTGATATTGAGTATTTCCAATCAAAATTATATAAGTCATTAAATGTACCAACAAGTAGATTAGATAGTCAAGGTGGATTTAACTTAGGAAGATCATCAGAAATATTAAGAGATGAATTAAAATTTAGTAAATTTGTAGGTAGATTAAGAAAAAGATTTTCTCAAATTTTCAACGATATGTTGAAGACTCAATTAATTCTTAAAAATATTATCACACCAGATGATTGGAATGAGTTAGAAGATCATATTCAGTATGATTTCTTGTATGATAATCACTTCTCAGATCTTAAGAAGAATGAATTATTAAATGAACAACTTGGTGTTGTTGCATCGATGGAACCATATATGGGTAAGTATTTTTCTAATCATTTTGTTCGTACTAAAGTTCTTAAGCAAACTGAAGATGATATTAAAGAGATTGATAAAGAAATCAAAAAAGAAATTAAAGATGGAACTTTAATGGATCCAAATGCGATGGTTGATCCAAACACAGGTGCACCAATGGATCCCAATATGGATTTAGGGCAACCAATTACAGAACCAGATCTTGAAAGTCAAGGTTCTGCAACGGAAGCACCTGAAGGTGGAGAGATATAAATAAATATTAGGCAATATTATACTTTCTTAACATGGATGATTTAATGGATATGATGGTTGATGACGCATCTTCAGCTGCAATCAGCGATAAAATTAAAGAAATTTTATACACAAAGAGTGCAGAGAAGATAGATGCTGCAAGACCACTAGTGGGTGCAGAACTCTTTGGTGACGAAGCTCCAGAAGTTCAAGATGAACCAACAGATGAAACTGAAGTGACAAATGAACTAGAAACTGAAGAAGAACCACAAGAGGAAGAGGAACCAAATGTCTAGAGTATTAATCAAAGGAACCCAAATAACAGTACCAAATAGTGTTGGTGCTGGAACAAGTTTTAGTGAAGCAACTCTTGTTCGTTTAGTAAATACCGCAACTGGAACAGATCATGTAGTTACTGTACAAGAAACTGCTGGTGGAACAACAGTTGGAACTTTTACAATTTTGAGAGGTTCAGTTGAAGTATTAGAAAAACAAACCACACATACTGTTTCTGTAAATGCGGGAACTGCAGTATTAGGTGCAAAAATAGGTTACACTAATTAAGAACGATGAAATTAATCACAGAAGAGGTCTCAAACGTAAAGATAATTACCGAAGGTAAAGGATCTAGTAAGAAACTTTACATTGAAGGTGTATTCTTACAAGGTAACATCAAAAACAGAAATGGTAGAATGTATCCTGTTGAAACTCTTGCAAAAGAAGTTGGCAGATACAATGAAGCATTTGTTGGAAAATGTAGAGCACTTGGTGAACTTGGACATCCAGATGGCCCAACTGTAAATCTTGATCGTGTCTCTCATAAAATTACATCACTTGTTCAAGAGGGAGATAATTTTAGAGGTAAAGCACAACTACTGAATACACCAATGGGTAAAATTGCATCTTCACTTTTAGATGAAGGTGTGATGTTAGGAGTTTCTTCTCGTGGTGTTGGATCATTAAGAGAAGATCGTGATGGATGTAAAGTTGTAGGTGAAGATTTTATGTTAGCAACTGCTGCAGATATAGTTGCTGATCCATCTGCACCTGATGCTTTTGTCTCAGGAATTATGGAAGGAAAAGAGTGGATTTGGGAAGGTGGAATTCTTCGTGAACAGCAAGCAGCACAAACACAGAAGAGAATAAACACCCTCGTTGACCAAAAACGTCTTGAGGAAAAGAAACTCGAATTGTTCGGTGATTTCTTGACAAATCTTTAATTTATAAATAACTATAGTAAAATTTTAAACAAAGGTTAAATCGGAGAGTTACAAATGTCTCGTGGAACTAAATTACAAGAAATGGAAGTAAAGACACAGCAATCCAAGACTGTTGTTAATGCTAATGCAAAACCTGCAGATCCAATGCCAACTATGGCAGATCCAGGCACACAACTTGGAAGTGTTGAAGATCTTGGAGGGCCAACACCTGAAAATTCCAAACCAGATGATGATTCAAATAAGTTAAAAACACCTGGTACAACACTTAAGCAAGTTAAGGATATTGTAACTAAAGGTGCAAAACCTGCAGACCCAGCTCCAGCTGGAATGAAAGAGGAAGAAGCAGAAGTTGAAGGTGAAGTTGTTGCTGAACAACCTGCACAAGAAGAAGAAGTTGTTGCAGAGGAACCAGAATCAATTCTCCGTAAGAAGATGGCAGATGCAATTAAAGAATCAGAAGAAACAACAGAGGAAGAAGAAGTAGTTGCAGAACAGGAAGAAGTAATAGAGGTTAATGTTGAAGATGACATTAACGCATTGATTGCTGGCGAAGAATTGTCGGAAGATTTCCAAGAGAAAGCAAGGACAATTTTTGAAGCAGCAATTAACTCTAAAGTTTCCATTATAAAGGAAGATTTAGAGAAAGAGTACGCAAAGGTACTACAGGAAGAGATTGACTCTACCAAGATCAAGCTCACAGAAAGAGTTGACTCTTATCTTGAGTATGTAGCTGGTGAATGGTTAGAGGAAAACTCTCTTGCTGTGGAGCAAGGACTTAAGGCAGAAATGTCTGAGTCATTCCTAACTGGAATGAAGAGTCTATTTGAAGAACATTATGTATCAATCCCTGAAGACAAATATGATGTACTTGAGAGCATGGTAAATAAATTAGATGATATGGAAGAAAAACTCAATGAGCAAATTGACAAGAATGTCAGTTTGACCAAGAGATTATCAGAGTCTAAATCAGATGGAATTTTAGGTGAAGTTTCTGAAGGACTAGCAGTCACTCAGAAAGATAAACTCGCATCTCTTGCTGAAAGTGTTGAGTTCGAAAGTGAAACCGATTACCGTGAGAAACTAGTTACTTTGAGAAATTCATATTTCCCAACAAGACAGGTTGCTAGTACTCAGAGTGAAGACTCAGAAATGCTATCAGAGTCTAAGGAAACAGTTGCTAGACCAACTGGATCTATGGATAATTACTTAACAGCACTTCAGAGAATCACTAAAAAGTAATTCTTTAGTAAATTTTTAAACACACACTTTTAACGAGGTAAATTTCACATGGAAATGTTCAATGCTGAACATCTTCAAGAGAAGTGGGATCCAATTCTTAGTTATGATGGTGCACCTAAAATAGAAGATGCACATCGTAAGATGGTTACTGCGGTTCTTTTGGAGAATCAAGAAAAATTTTTAAGGGAGCAAAATAACTTCCTATACGAAGCATCACCAACCAACTCAGGTAACGCTGCTGGTGCATCTGGTGCATTCGGTTCAGGTTCTACACCTGCTGGCCCAACAGCTGGTTTCGATCCAGTATTAATAAGTCTTATCAGACGTTCAATGCCTAACTTGGTTGCTTATGACCTAGCTGGTGTTCAACCAATGAACGGCCCAACAGGACTTATCTTCGCAATGAGATCACGTAAGGGTTCTCAGTCAGGAGACGAGACATTCTTCGACGAAGTAGATACAGCGTTCTCTGCATCTGATGGTGGTAATGACACTACTCAGGGTAGTTACACTGCACAAGCATCAGAAACAAATGTTGGTTTCGGTACTACTTCACCAGGTGCAAAGCACGGTGACAATCCTGGAGCACTTAACGCATCAGGTGGCGATCAGAAAGATTACGCAGTTGGTCAAGGTATGGCAACTGGAGACGCTGAGATTCTTGGCGATTCAGATGCAAATGCTTTCAACGAGATGGCATTCTCAATCGAGAAAGTTACAGTTACTGCGAAGTCCAGAGCACTAAAGGCAGAGTACAGTTTAGAACTTGCTCAAGACCTTAAGGCAATCCACGGATTGAACGCTGAGGCTGAATTAGCAAATATCCTTTCAACAGAGATACTTGCTGAGATCAACAGAGAAGTTATCAGAACAATCTACAAGGTTGCTGAAACAGGTGCTATTGCTAACACAGCAACAGACGGTGCCTTCGACTTAGACGTTGACAGTAATGGAAGATGGTCAGTTGAGAAGTTCAAGGGATTACTATTCCAGATCGAGAGAGATGCTAACGCAATCGCACAAAGAACTCGTCGTGGAAAGGGTAACATGATCCTTTGCTCTGCTGACGTTGCTTCTGCATTGACAATGGCTGGTGTACTTGACTACACTCCTGCTCTTAACGCTAACCTAAACGTAGACGACACAGGCAATACATTTGCTGGTGTGTTACAAGGTAAGTACAGAGTGTACATTGACCCATTTGCTGCTAACGTTGCTGCTACTCAGTACTATGTTATCGGTTACAAAGGTTCATCTCCTTATGACGCTGGATTATTCTACTGCCCATACGTTCCTCTACAAATGGTTAGAGCCGTTGGTCAGGATACCTTCCAACCAAAAATCGGGTTTAAAACTCGTTATGGTATGGTTGAGAACCCATTCTCACAAGGTACAACTCAGGGACTTGGAACACTCACACGTAACACAAACCGTTACTACAGAAGAGTTAAAGTTACTAACCTTATGTAATTTAATAATTACTAATTTTCTCAAGGGGATGTCATTGACATCCTCTTTTTTTTATGCTAAATTATAAATAATGAAGAAAAAGATAAGAA